ATATCAGCAAGAGCATGAAAGGTCTGACATCAACCATCACAACAATGGGTGGTGCATTTCTTAAACTCGGAGCGCAGATTCTAACGAATCCAATCTTTTTATTGACTGCTGTGATTACTGCAATCGTGGTTGCAATAGGTGTGTTCCTCAATAAGATTGGAGTGCTTCAGAAGGTGCTTGATTTCTTGATGATTCCAATCAATGCACTCATTGATGGATTCAAGGAGCTGACTGATTGGTTGGGTCTGACATCGTATGCAGCTGAAGAGAATGCGAGAACGATGGAGAAAGCCAACGAGAAGGCATTCAAGTCATCTGAGAAACGTACTGAGGCTATTTCTGACCAATACGATATAGAGATTGCTAAAGCCAAGGCAGCTGGTAAGGATACCACTAAGCTCGAGATGGATAAATCCAAGGCAATCACCGATGCCGCCAAGAAACGATTGAGCGATGCTCGCAACGAGTACGCTGAATTGAAAGGACTTACTGACAAGGATTCTATCGAGCGCAGAAAAGCACTCAAGAAACGCATTGAAGATGAGAACAAACTCATCAAAGATGGTTCGAAAGAGCGCAAAATGTTGGCGATTCAGGATGCTGCTGAACAAGCAGCTGAGGAAAAGAAAGCAGCTGAGGAAGCTAAAGCAAAACGTGAGGAGAACGCTAAGAAATACCGAGAAGGACTCAAGGCAATTCAGGCAGAGATAAATGCTGCCAACAAGCTCGTGGTTGACTCAACGAAAACGCAAACTCAAAAAGAGATTGATGATATCAAAGCCAAATATGCTGCGCTTATTGCAGAGGCTAAGAAGTACAAGCAAGATATAACCGCACTTGAGAAAGCTCAATCTCTTGAGATTAATGAAGTCAGAAAGGATGAGGTAAAAGAGAGTGAGTTCTTGGTCACCAAATCAGCGCAAACCACTCTTGATACAATGATTGCCACAAGGACTCAGCAGTTGCAGATTCAAGGTGAGGGCAACATGGTCTCATTTCAGGAGCAACAAAAGTACAATGATGCTGTCATGGCAGCCGAGCAAGCACTTTTTGATGCTAAAATTGGTATGGCAAAAGGTTTAATATCTGCCATCGGTGAACTTGCTGGTGAGAATAAGAAAGTCGCAAATGCAATCTTTTTGGTTGACAAGGCACTCGCCATCGGTGAAATCATCGTCAACACTCAGAGAGAGATATCAGGGTACGCATCCAATCTAACGTGGACAGCGTTGCCTGATGGTGGTGCTGCATTGAAAACTGCAGCCATTGCTGCTGCGAAAATCAGAGCAGCCACATCCATCGGTACTGTTGTGGCATCATCAATCAGCAAGTTCATGAATGGTGGTGGTGCATCCGTATCAACTCCATCAGGTGGTGGGGGAGGCGGAGGTGTTACACCGAATGCTTCAGCAGTTCCATCATTCGTACCTGGCAACCTATTCGGTCAAGGCAATGCAGCCAACAACACAGGCTCCGCTTCAGGTGTTGAGACAGGCGCAACGATCACTGTGAATGCTGTGGTCAGTGAGACCGAGATGACAGGTGTTCAAAACAAAGTAAACAAAATCCTCAAAAACGCAGTATTGTGATAAGTTATCAAGCACTCATCAACGAAATCATTGCATTCTATGATGCGCATCTTCAGGTCAAAAAAGTAGGCTCTGACTTCAAAGAACAGTTGCCAAATTTTGCAACGAAAAACGAAAAATTTCCGATTATCTATATCGTTCCTGTCGATGCAATACCTACCGAGAACACTAATGACTTCAATCTTGAAATCTATTGCTTTGACATCATCCAAAAAGACAGGGCAAATATCAACGTGATTCTCAGTGATTGCCATCAGATACTCATGGACTTGTACCTGAACTACACATTCAACAATGATGACCGAGATTTCGATGTGGTTGGATTCCCTTCACTGATTCCACTCAACAATGACCTCCTCGACTACGCTGCTGGATGGTTGATGACCATCACATTTACCATGGATTCATGGACCGATTGTCAGATTCCTAAACAAATTGGTGACTAATTGCAACATAAGTAATGGCAAGATATAAAAATACAGGTGAGTTCAACTTCAAGTATCCAGTAAGGAGAAGAGTTGCCAACACACTCAAGAAAGTCATCAAGGATGAAGCACTCATTGACACATACACCTTGTATGATTCAGTCAAAATCAATGCCAAGGTTACAACTGAGGGCAACCTCCGCATCGAGATTCTTGCTGCCTACTATTTTGGCTACCTAAATAACGGCACCGCCACCATCGCACCTTTCAGATTGGTCAAGAAATTCAATGATGCACTCGAGATGAACGGACTTATCGGTGAAATGTACGGAATGTATGTGGCTGATTTGGCTCAGAAGTTCCCAATCTTGGAACTCGGAAACCTATTGCGCAAAAAGCCAAAGGTGATATACGACTTTGTGCCGCTATTTGGTGAGTTCAACTACGCACTCGATTACTAAATATCTAACTCTTTACGCATTGCAAGGAAGTTGAACACAAGTATCAGCTTCATATTGATGACCTGTTCATACTTGGTGAGGTCGCCATTGGTCATCGACCAAATCAACTGCTCCCATCCCCATTTGTTGGATGCCTTTTGCTTCTCTGCCTCTTTGCGCTCTTCAGGGTCATCGATATCACTAAGGTCATCTTCGATATCTTCAGTCATTAGGTTGGAATGGGATGAGATAAATTGGTCCCTGAATTTGATGTACTCAGTCAAGATGCCGTACACCTTGGTGATTGGTTGGTCAAGGAAGTAGTGCGCTCTCGCTGTTGCTTTGAATGCGGTTGTCTCCCACTTTGCCACCACACCATCCTCCACAATCTCAGGAATGCGATACAACAGTGCGCAGATGTTTGGAAGATTCTTGATGTAGTCCTGTGTGAAGTAGTATTCAAGGTCGATAAATTCCCCCAATGTCAGCTCATTCATAGGTTTAAGATAGAACTTTCCAACACGATCAGTGTGCAACTTGCTCGGCTCTGAGTACAACCATTGCAAATCTTTGAACCACTCGGCTACCTCATGAAGTTCAGCATCATCAAAGTCCTCAGGAAGTGAGTCGGTGAGTGCGCAGAGGATATCGATGTTGTGGTTGAACAATCCATCCTCAGGTTGGAGTCCTCTCAGCTCAATGAACTGCTCAAGATTTACTTGGTTCCACTGCTTCGGGAGCGTTGGCTTTTGCATACTCTGCAATCTTTTCAGTAACAAACACAATGTATGGTACACACAACTCAGCTTTCTGAGTGCGGAACATCTTTGCTTTATGCTTCAAATGGGCATCTGCGAAGTGTTCAGTGTTACTGAGGTCACTGCGTTTGAACATGATTGCAAGAATGTCACTGATGTAGTTGTTCGGCTTGCCATTCACAATCTTCTCAATGAGTTTGGTCTCCTTCACTGACAGGCGCATCTCGGCTGTGTATGTGAATCCTTCCAATTCAATGGATGAAACAGGCTCACTCGGGGTGTATGAGTCCAGGTTGAACTTCTTAACCAACTCAATGAACTCGCTGAATGGGTAGTCATCCCACATCTTCTCATCGATGCCAAGATATTTAAACATCTCAACGTACTTCTCAACGTTATCAAACTCCTGATTGTTCAGAATTTGGCTGATTTTTTCAAACTGCTCGATGGTCAGTTCACTCATTTTGTTGGGAATCTCCCTGTCGAATACTTGAATCATAACTAATTTTTGAACAAATATACAAAATATGCAACATAAGCAATGACTAAGGACTTACCTATCTACAAAATCACAATCGATGACGAGTACTCCGATGGAGAAACACTCGGTATTGAGATGATTGCTTTCACCAACCTACCGGCTATCAAGGTCAAGGGTATGGCATTTGGAAGTGACAAGCGTTTGATGTTTGCTGATGACGTGAAGTATCGCATCACAGCACCAGCAATGATACCAATGGACATCTACCGCAAGAATGATGGTGATGGTGAGTATTATGTTCAGTTCACTGAGGAAGTCATCGAGCAGATTCACACCAAATTTATGGCTGATTTGCGCAATCGTGACATCTTCAACTTGGAACACGACACCGAGAAAAAAGTACCAGCTTATATCCTTGAGACATGGATTGTTGACAACCCAACCAAGGACAAGGCATACTCGACATTTGGCATTGAGGTACCGAAAGGCACCCTAATGGTCACCGCACAGGTCACCGATGCTGACTACTTTGCCGAATTGGTTGCCAACGATCAAGTCGGTTTCTCCATTGAAGGCTTTCTCGGTCTGAAACTTTCGGAACAAATTAAACTAAATAAAATGATGTTACCTGATGGAGAGCACCGCATCGAAGACAAAATCTATGTCGTAAAAGACGGAGAAGTTGTTGAGATTAAAGAGGTGGAAAAAGAACCAACCGAGGAAGTGGTTGAGGAAGAGATGTCAACTGAAGAGGTGGCAATGGAGGACACAACAGTTGAAGAGACAACTGAAGAGTCAACCACCACTGAGGAGGAGATGGCTATCGACCCAGCTACCGATGCGGAAGCAATCGCTGCAATCGTTTTGCCGATGTTGGAAGAAAGAGAGAAAGCAATCATTTCGATGATAGCCGACCTCCGCAACCAAATCGAAGAGATGTATGCAGAGAAAGAGGAGGAAGTGGTTGAGACGCAAGCAACCCAACTCTCAATGAGTGAAAAATTTGCGAAGTTCAAACAATTTGTAAATCAATAAAAACCAAATAACAATGTCTAAAAAATTAAGATTCGATTTGGATGTGGATGCTTCAGCTTTATTGGCAGCCAATCCGGAAGCGTTTTTCTCTAAAGCATACTTAGGTGAAGAGAACATCGCTGAAAACTACCGCTTACTTCCAGGTGTGAAGAGCAAAACTAAATTGGCGACTGTCCTTTTCGGAAACATTCTCCAATCATCAACTTGTCCTTTCGATGCTCCAACTGATGACTTGAGCGCAGTTGAAATCGATGTATGTGCTTTGAGCGCAATGGCACAAATTTGCCAGTTCGACCTTGAGCAGTCATTCGTTGCATTGCAAATGACAAAAGGTTCAAATGGTGACTTTACTGTTGCTTCATTCATGGACTTCTATTGGAACACAATGGCTAAGCAAATCGGTCAAGACATCGAGCTTATCCGTTGGCAAGGTGACACCACTTCAGAGAACGCTACTTTGGCTCTTTGTGATGGTTACATCAAAAACTTATTGGCTGACGCTACTGTTGTTGACGTTGCTAACACAACTGTAAACAGCGGAAACGTATTGGCTCAGCTTGCACTTATCTTTGCTGCCGCTCCAGCATCAATCATCCGCAAAAAAGCTGACCTCCGTTTGTATGTTTCAACGAACATCGCAAACGCATACGAATTGGCTGCTGCTTCAGGTAACACCATGACATATGTAACGACTCCACTTGCCTTGACTTACTTAGGTGTGAAAGTTGTTGTGTGTGAAGGTATGCCGAATGACACTGCTGTGTTGACTTTGAAAGACAACTTACTTTACGCATTCGATGCTGAAGGAGATGACAAAGCACTCAAAGCTGTTAACCTTTCTGACACTGTTGCTGAGCCGTACATCCGTACTCGTGCAAACATGAAAGTTGGTTTCGTTCACGTTAACGGTGCTGAGATCGTTCTTTACTCATAGTATTCCCGAGGGGATGAAATACTCCCCTCTTTTTTTTTAACTGATAAAATTTGAATTTATGTCATGTAGTGCCCTCGAGTCGATAGTGAAATCTTGCGACAACAATACAGGTGGTATTGAAAAGATTTGGATTAATCAGCAAGACAACATCAGTGGTATCACATTAGACAATACCAACACTTGGACAATCGATGCCATCACCTTGACAGGTGGTGCGCCTGATTTCACAGCATTTGACATCCGTAGAAATACAGGTTCATATACTGAGGAAGCAGCGATTGACCTTATCAATGGTTCATCTTATGTGACTGCTGTCATCAACCTCATGTTCCACCGAAGAGACCAGGACAAATCTCAAGCAATCAAAATCTTGGGAGCTGGTCAACAATACTTGGTGGCAATCGTTAAGGATATGAATGGCAAGTATTGGTACTTCCCACAACTCCAACTCACCGCAACAGGTGAAGGCTCAGGAGTGACTCGTGCGGATGGTTCAAAATATTCCGTTACCTTGACTGCTGAAGTTGAATTTCTTGCTTATGAAATCGAAGAAGCTGCCGTTAACGCAGTTATCTAACAACTTTCTTTCTGTTCGTTGTGAAGCCATCCTTCGGGGTGGCTTTTTTTGTACCCAATAAGGTATAGATTGTATCCATTAGGGTATGATTCGTACCCAATAAGGTATAGATTTTACATTTCTTTATACATTAACTGGTAAGTTCTGCCACATATCTCATGGCGAAATGTAAGATTGTGAACAAATTTCAACCTAATTGCAACATAAGTAATGATATACATCAATAAGGGTGAGGTGAATAGTATTGTCGTGACACTGTCAGAGGTGTCAACGCTGCCTTCACCATATTATTTGTTCGTTTTTCAGAACGAAATGAACCCAACATCCGACCCAATTCTCTTCACCAATACCGATGAGTCACCATATCCTGAGAGATTCAATCTCTTTTACCTGGATGAACCAATCGATGTGGAACTAATGAAGGGACAATACTCATACAGCGTGTACGAATCAACCATACCACCAACCGAAATCAGTGATACCACAGGAGTAGTCATTGAGGAGGGTAGAATGGTTGTCAGTGGCGCATCAATTTCATCAATTTACGACTAACACATGGCTTGGTACGATATATTCAGAGCAAAAAAAGAGGAAGCAGTTGAGATGATTTCATCCAATTACGATGCTTTCAGCACACCATTCTTGAAAGTTGGTGGTGCAAACCTGTCACTCCCATATGTCAATGGTCGATACACTACCGCCAACCAAATCCGATTTGGTCAGGATGATATGTATCCTCAGTTGCTCAATCAAATGGTGTACAGCTCACCACTTCATGGTGCTATCGTGGACTACAAAACAAATGCAGTCATTGGTGGTGGATTCGAACTCAAGACAACCAACGCAACACCTAAGGACCTCCTTGATTTGTACACATTCGAGAAAAAAATCAAGCTCAAAAAGACAGCTCGAATCACAACCGAGCAATTGATTGTGCACAATCGCGTTTACTTCCGCTTGTTTTTTGATGACAAGATGAAGATGACCAGGGCTGAGAACGTCTCACCTGAGAAGGTTAGAAAGGGTCGCCAAAAGAATCAGTACTTCATTTGTGAAGATTGGTCGACTCGAATCGATATCCAAGAAATCAAGAGACATCATCCATCATGCACTGATCGTGAACAGCTTTTTGTTTATGAGGTTGATTGCTTGGGTCAAGATTGGTATCCGCTTCCAAAGTACAGCTCCGCACTTAACTTTGCATTTTTGTCGGGCGAGTTAAGTTATTTTGCAAAGTCAAACATTCAGAATAGCATCTTCCCATCGTTTGCAATCATGTTCCCTAAGCGACCGCAATCAGAGGAAGAGAAAAACGTACTACGTCAAACCATCGACAAACTCAAAGGAGCGCAGAACGCTGGCAAGACCGCTGCATTTTTTGCCAACTCACAAGAGCAGTTGCCAAAGATTGAGAGCATTCCAACCAACTCAAATGATAAACTCTTTCAAGAGGCATCAGGATTGAACACTGAGCAAATATGTTTTGCTCACACAATCGACCCAATATTGATGGGAGTGCGCACCACAGGCTCACTCGGTTCAGGTTCTGATATCAAGCAAGCATACGTCATCTTCGAAAAGAATGTCGTGATGCCACTCAGAGAGCAAGTGCAAGATATCTTCAATGAATTACTTCACATCGCCAAATTGGGTGTGGCTGAGTTCACAATCAACAACTTCCAAATCATCAATGAGACCATCGTTGAAATCGAGGGAGATGCTTCCAAGACATCAGATGCTCTCAATGCAATGAGTCCATTGGTTGCAACCAAGGTACTCGAGCAGATGACTATCAATGAAGTCAGAGCACTCGCATCACTTGCACCGATTGAAGGTGGTGATGTTACCGCTACTCAAGCAGCTGCCGCACAAACACAAATACCTCAAGCCTGATGTTGTACTTTATCACTGAAAACTATCTCAAGACCAACACACCTATCACAGCCAATGTGGATGTGACTGATGTGTTCCCGTATGTTGCAACTCAAGCACAGCTCCGAGTGATGCCGATACTTGGTACTGTCTTTTACAACCATTTGCTTGAGGCATATAACGATCAAACACTCACACCTGAAGAAGAGACCCTTGTCACATTCATTCAACCTGTCATCGCATGGCGCTCGGCTGAGGATGCTGTATTTGGGTTGACTTATCAGCTCAAGAATAAGGGATTGCAAACTCAATTCGGTGACAACTCCTCCAGCGTCAGTCGCTCTGAGGTAGCATTCGGCATGGAACACTATGCTCAGAAGGCTTCATTCTTTGAGATGCGACTCATCAGATACCTGGTCAAGAACCGAGCTGAATATCCTATCTTCATCAGCCATGAGAATCGTGACACCGACCTTCGACCGCAAATCGAATGCAATCAGTGCATTGGTGACTGCTTCATGGATGGTACTTGGAACTGTGGATATCCACGCAACAACGGATACAACAATCAAATTCTCGTCATCTGATGAAAAATACAACACTCGCAATCTTCGCATCATTGTTCACAGTACTCGCTCCGGTTCAGCCATTGGTATTGGTTGCCATCCTCGCCATATTCATCGACACCATCTTTGGAGTTTGGCGCTCAGTTAAGAAAAATGGTTGGTCATCATTCAAGTCACGCAGATTGAGTGACACACTTGGCAAGGCTGCCTTGTATTCGGGTGGTATTGTGTTCACGTTCCTGATTGAGAAGTTCATTGCTGGAGACATCATCGCTCACTTCATTTCGGTTGAGCTTATCATGACCAAATTTGTTGCGTTCTTTTGCGTAGTGGTTGAGGTCAAGAGCATCAATGAATCATATGAGAGTGTGACAGGAAAGAATATACTCGCAGCAATGCGCAGATTTGTGACCAGGTCCAAGAAAGAGTTGGATGGTTGGAAGTGAATAACATATAATTGAGGTGTAAAACACTTAAAATGTCCAGTAAAACGGACAAAAAACTGGACAAATGGTCAGAGCATATACCGATAAGCAGCTACTCGACAAGGTCAAAACACTGCGCAACTTCAAGAGCATTCCTTCAGACCATTGGATTCTTGGTGTACGATCTAATGAGGATGCAGTAAACAAATTTGATGACAAGTTCTACCTCTTCAAGGGTGAGCAGTTCATCTCAGTTGCCTCAGGAACCACCAATCCAGGTACACCAACACTCAAGCAATTCGAAAAGGTCAACAAGGATGGTGCCGCTGTGGTTGTGGCTGACTCTTGGTACTACAATCTTTGGAAGTTTGGCAGACACAATGGCAAGGTTGATGCTTTGCTTCAGCTTGGTGCATCCATTGCAGTGAATCGTGACACCGATAAGGATGACAAGAGCGAGGCAATCGGTCAAGTGCAGAGTGGTTACTTTGGCATCAACTTCCATCCTAACACATACAACATCAACGCAGATAACACAGGCGCCACCATCGGATGGTGGTCAGCTGGATGTCAAGTGGTCAATGATATGGATAAATATCGCACGTTTATTAGAGCAACCAAGGGTCAAAAGACAGTGAGCTATTGCTTGATAAATGAATTTTAAGCCTATAACCTGAAAAACATGAAACGATTGTCAACCTTTAGCCTGATATTAGCAATAATTGTGACAGGATGTTCTGCCAATTATCATCTGCGCAGAGCAATCAAGAAAGGATACAAGTGTGAAGAGGTCGGTGATACAATTCGAATCACAACTATCGACTCATTTCCTGTCATCAGGGACAATCAAATCGTTTATGAGAGGTATTATACCACCAAGGATACAATCATTCAATACAAGACATCCTATGTGCCTCAGACAAGGTGGCAAACACGCATCGAATACCGCCTCAAGCGTGACACCATCCGCCAAGTGCAGAAGGTTGAGGTGGCAAAGTACAAATCACAAAAAGAAAAGCCTGTATTTTGGGTGCTGATTCTTGGCTTTGTGATAGGAATGGGAACTATGTATCTCTTCAGATACTCCAACATCAATAAATGATAGTAAAAAAACACGCAAAGAACATCCACGAGATTCAGATGGATGGCAAACAGGTCAAGATTGCAATGCTTTCTGACATCCATTGGGACAATCCAAAATGTGATTGGAATATTCTCAAGAGAGACCTTGACTATTGTGTTGAGAACAACATTCCAATTATGGTCAATGGCGATTTCTTTTGCTTGATGCAAGGCAAGGGTGATCGCAGAGGGAACAAATCAGACATCCGACCTGAACACAACAATGCCAAGTACCTCGATTCAATCGTTGAGACAGCTGTCGAATGGTGGTCACCTTATGCTCACTTGCTTACTGTTATCGGATACGGAAACCACGAGACCGCAATCATCAAATGGCAAGAGACCGACATCCTTCAGCGATTCGTTGACCTTTTGAACTACCGAAATGGCTCTCAGGTATATGCTGGAGGATATGGTGGGTGGATTGTAGTTCGCCAAACGTTTGATATGAATGTTGTATCTGCATTCAAGATTAAGTACTTCCACGGCTCAGGTGGTGGTGGTGTAGTTACAAAGGGAGCATTGAACCTCACCAGGGCATTGGAGATGTATGAGGACTTCGATGTGTTCACAATGGGTCACATCCACGAGAACGCTGCTCGAAATGATGTCAGAGACACTGTCAGTTTCCACGCTAAGACAGGATACCGCCACGATCACAAGCAACTTCACATGATGCTCACAGGAACATATAAGGAAGAGTACGGTGATGGCTCCAAAGGATGGCACGTTGAGAGAGGTGCGCCTGTCAAACCAACCGGAGGGCGAATCTTAGTGTTCGAATCTGAGCGACTTGAGCGAGATGGTCAGAAAAAACTTTACAAAAATATCGATTCTATGAAATTTCCTTTGTAAATTCGAGGGTTCATAATTGTTTGGAGGGGTGGAGACACCCCTTTTTTTATGGTATTTTGTGCATAGATGAAAAAAAATGTTAAAAAAGTTTTGCAGATATGAAACCTTTCTATATCTTCGCAGTATAAATCTCAAAACAACTAACATGAACAAAGAACAAATCATCGAACTTATCAGAAGCCAAGAGGCTGAGATGTATCAAGAACTACTTGAGATGCGTGAAGCATTTGGTCCTAATGATCGAGGCACACTTCACTCTGCCGCTCAATGGAATGCAATTAGTAACCTTTTAGAACTTATCGAAAATGCAGAAAATTAATCAACTCAGAAACGAATGGAAGCACCTCGATGAAGAGGAAAAGAATTTTTTCAGATACGCACTGTTGTTCATCCCATTCATTGCACTAATGATGTGGCTGATGTCAACCAACAGGTATCCTGTGACTGATGCTCCAGCTATTGACCATCAAACGCACTACGAAAAAAGCTACGAATTGAAAGGAAGTTATGTCAAATATGCTCAAAGAGTTTACAATGAAAAGTACAATAATTGAAATGGGTGACTACTTCACCACGATGACAACCGCTGGTGTTGAAATTGAAATCGAACTCGAGGACCATGGTGATACTGATACGAATGGTCACATCATTGCAGAGTACACCATCTTGGTCATTGATATGTTGAACTATAAAATAATACACAAACAATATGCTGAACATCTTACAATTAAGGAAACAAAAGAATGCGATGAGTACATCGCTCGAGCCTATGAAAACAATTACTTTGAGGATGCCATTGTCGCAGCCTACCAAGACGAGGATGAATGGGGTTGGTTCGTTTAACCGCCCAATCCTTGACCGATTTTGGACAACATTCAACCACGATCTATACCGCAGAATATGTGAAATCAAATACCAAGAGATATGAAATTCAAACTAACATACCACATCGGGAGCAAAATAGTTCAGGAGTGGAACTTCCACAGCAAGTCACTCGCTTATTGGTACAAGAGTGAACTGATTTGGACAGGCAGATATAATGATGGTAAATTTAAAGTAAGTCCGATATGAAAGAGGATATGGTTTATTTAATGGGAAGAGAAAACACTGACTATGTAAAAATTGGAATAACTAATGACATAGATAGAAGGCTCTCTCAGTTAAAAGAAAAATTTAAAGACATTGAAATCTTATCAATTTATGTGTGTCCGGATAGAAAAAATGCAGTTGATTTGGAAAAAAATTTGCATTCATTTTTACATCATAAAAGGATTCAACATGAGTGGTTTATTTTACAAACAGATGAGATTATGGCTCTGCATGAAGCAATAATTTTGTTTTATAGAGTTCGCTCTCATAAATTTGAATTAAGAGAAAGAGAAAATACATTTAGAAATACACCTCAAAAACCACTTGTGTGGTCAAGGGAAACAATTAACAAACGATATTATTTTTAACATGAACCAATTTGAAAAAATACAAGAACTCATCCAACGAGATAGGTTATCTTCCAAGAACCGAACTCATGAACTGGTATATCGCAGAGCATTCCTGATGCACGAACTGCGATCAAGCGGAATGACTCTAAAGGAGGTTGGTAAGATGTTCAAACGAGACCACGCAACAGTGCTACACTCACTGCGCACACATGAATGGATGACCAATACCAAGGATAAGCTATATGCTGAGTGCATTGCTGAATATCAATTCTTGTTGGACCACGTTGACA